GTTGTCTCCTCTTCCGGCCTGCGACTCTCCGCTATCTGCTGCTGATACGCCTGCGCTATCCACACCGGACGTGAGAGTCCGGCTTTTTCCGCTCTGCAGATTCCCTGACCTGCTGGCGGAAAATGTCCTGATAATCCTCGCCCATCAGCGCCAGCTCTTTCTCATACGTGCTCAGTCCGGCCTCAATGCGCATCACTGATTCCTGAACCTCCTTGAGCCCGTCAATGGCCATTCTTCCGGCTCCAATCCACTCAGCCCGTGACCAGGCTGATCGCGCCTGATAAAAATCAAACGTGCCCGTGGCGGACGAATAATCCCCCGAAGAAGTGCCTCTTCCAGCCAGCAGGAAAACATCTGCGTGGCCAGCCGGGACGCAATAAATTTTCGCCGCCCCATAAAATAGCGCCACGACTCATTGGCGGATGCGCGGGCACTTGAATAACTGACCTTCGAGTAATCACGGGACAACTGTTCGTAGGAAACGCCAAGACCGGCGGCGATATACCGCAGCAGCGCCTGTTCAAGCGCCGAAAATCCATTGTCTGAATCCTGCGCGGTCTGAAGTTTCAGATCATCACCGGGGAAAAGGTGCGGAATTTTGACACCGCCCAGCGTCACGCTATTCGTGTCATACCAGGTGGAGAACTTATCCAGAATATTAATAAGCGGATTATCCTTCTGCCCCTGCGGCGCACCGGCGATATATTCAAAGGCCTTTTCGGTATCAAGGTCACTTTCAATCGTCGCTGCATACATCGCCTTCACTATGGCCGACTGAAGCTGTGTTGCCTGCAGGGAATCGAGCATCTTCAGCCGTTCCATGACGCTGTAAAACTGATTGGCCCCACGGGTCTGCCCGTCCTCCACCGGCTCGAAAATATGCAGCATGGCCGGACGCCCGGTGGGAAGTTCACGCGGGATCCGTTCCCATCGTCCACTCCCGGAGAACGGAAAATCATCCTCACAGATATGGTACGCAACGGCACGACCATATCGATCAACCTCCACACCGGCCCGCAGAAAACGGTTCCCCATACCGTGTCCTGGCGTGTCCACCCGTTTCGGACTCACGGCTTTAAAACGCGTACGAAACAGTTGCGTGCTCTCCGTATCCCAGACCGGCTGCACAAAGATTTCGCCGTTAAACGCATGAACGCCCACACCTTCACGGATAAATTCCGTAAACGTGCGTTTCCCTTCCACGTCGATCTCGCCAGACATCCCTTCTGCGTATTCCGACCAGGCCGCCTCCACCTCATCGACAAAGCTTTTTGCCGCAGTCTCCCGCATCCCCAGCCAGCGCCAGTTCGGACGGTAGCTGATCAGAAACATATGCCCGACAATTATGATCCTTATGCAGGGCCACCGCATTAGCCGCTATCCCGTTATTGCGCACCAGATCATCTGCCCGGGCATTCCCCAGACGCAACGCGGGCAGCAGGGCTGCATCGGCACTCTGCGCCGGTGGCAACCACTCCGCCATTTGCCCGCCAAATCCTGCGCCGCCCCCGTTGTAGCTGAGACTCTCACGAAGCGGAACGCCGTTCACATCAATCAGGACAGGCGCTCGTTCATAACCTCACTCCCAGCGGACGACGGCGACGCCGGGTGTCCCCAGTACCGACTCCGCATCATTGATCGCCCGGTTAAGCTCATCCAGAGAAGCCGCCGTATATTCAATTCTGCGACCATCTTTCTGGACAGACACCACCCGTTTACCGGTTAATAAATCAAGGCGCGCCTGACGCAGCGCCTGTAGTTCAGCGACTGTAACCATTCACTCCTCCGGACAGCTTCGCTGCCAGTTCTTTAAGGGTTGGCCGGGTCGTCTCTTCTTCCCGGGATTTTGCCAGTACAGCCAGATCAAGCTGCCAGCGTTGCACGGACACACGTAATGCCGCATAGGCATACACCAGGCAGTCCAGCGCTTCGTTACGCCGCTTTTTGTTATCCCACAGCAGACGCATCTTTCCTTTTTCCCACTTCTCCACAAGCTCTTCCGCGACCAGTTGCTGCGCCTCTGTCTGCGAAAAAATCTCCGGATCATCAGGAAAACGGATGGCATACGACGTGGCTTCATCCGCAGAAGTGGGATCGGCTTTCATACGGGCATAGAGAATTTCTTTTGCGGTGTCCGTCCCCACTTCACACAGATACACGCCCCGCTGATTGCGGGTTTTCGGCATGGTGATCACCGGCTTGCCATAGACAGATGCGCCTTTTACCGGCAGCACCCGGAAAACACCGTGTTTTTTTGACCTCTGATAGACAATTTCACCATCGATCCCCCCGGTGTCCCAGCAGACACGGGAAATGGTCATTTCGGTGCCATCCGCATGGCGGTATTTTTTGTTGATCGCCGCATCCACACGTAACAGCGTCTCTTCCTCATCAGGACGCCCCATAATGATGATTTTATCCACCAGAAAGGCTTCCTCTCCCGGAGCCCATCCCCAGACATACATCTCAAAACGGTTTCGCTGCGAGTCAATGCCCGCCGTCAGATAAACCACCCGGGCAGGCACCGCCGCCGTGTAACGCACCACCTTATCCATCAGTACCTGGTGATCGAGTTTTTCGCCCACGGCCTCTTCCCAGGTCTCGCCCAGCGTGGTGTTCACAAAGGTTTTCAGGCCGTTGGGATCTTTCAGTGCATCCAGCCAGTCATAGACAATCTGTACCCAGGTGGTGAACGGACTGTACGCCGTCCAGATATGGAACGTGATGGAGCGCGGCGGCGGAATTTCATTACCCGCAGCGCTGAAAAACGTCAGGCCGTCACGGGTCCACATACCCGTGTTTTCACAGATCCAGCGCCCGTTACTCTGGTCAAGCTCAGACTGATGGATCACGCAGCCATGATGTTCACAGAGGTAGAAAACGCTTTCGGGGCTGTCCTTCTCCCATTTAAGCCCAAAAGGCGTGGATTCATCGCCAAATTTCAGATACTGCGCCTCCCCACAGTGCGGGCAGGGCACATAGAAACGCATAAAATGCGCCGACTCGTTGGCCGCTTTTTCGATCTGGCAGGTGCCTTTGATTTTAGGCGTCGAGCCGCGAATGGATTTTGGCCATACAGAGCCCTCAATACGCTTATCCCCCAGCAGGGTTGGCGAGCCCTCTTTTTCAACATCCGGTTCGAACGAGGAAAGCTCGTCATAGCAGACCACGTCCACGGATTTTTCACGGTAGTTTTTGGCGGCTGCACCGCCCAGGCACCAGAAACCGACGCCCGATGAAAAGCGTTTCAGCGTGAGAGTATTGTCACGATGTTTACGACCCAGCCATGGGGAAAGGTCTTTCAGGCATGGCACGTTCCGAATCGTCGCCTCCACGTGAGACTTCATAAAATCTTCAGCGGCAGAATCCGTGGGCTGAAAAAGCAGACTGTTTCGGGATTTATGCTCAATAAAATACCCGACCACCCCCAGCAACATCTTTGTATAGCCAACACGGGCAGATTTAATCAGATTAACAGTGCGGATCTGATCATTCCCCATGCTGTTCATGATGGCGATCTGGAATGGCAGCGTTTTCCATTCGCCCTCACCATATGAAGATTCTTTAGGCAGATAATAATTTTGATCAGCCCATTCAACTGGCGTCACCGGCAATGCCCTTATCAGGGGCTGTAATGCAGTTGTGACAGCGCTCATCATATTATTCAGTTGTTGCTCTGATATATTCATCAAGTAAATCCGGTAATTTATCCCCTGCCCGCGCACACTGATTTGCCCCCTTAGCAATAAGGGTTTTCAGATGGTCAAGATGGCGCGGTGTTAAATCAGGAAACTGTCGCTGCATGGATAAAGGGATGGAATCAAGCGTACTGGATAACGCCATTGCCAGCTTACTGAGGGCAAAAATACAGAATCCGGTGTCAATAAGCTTACCTTCGGTTACCTGATTTTTAAGTTTTTGAGCTACGGCCTGTTCTTCTGTCAGTTCAGCTCTGGCCCGAAGCAGCCTTTCCTCCAGATCGCCCTCGTCATCAGGTATTCTCTGATTGTGTTGTCGCCGCTCGCGATCTATCTCCAGTACAGTTTTAACGTCATAAAAAACTTCCCTCCCCCGACGCTCAACAGGAGGAACGCCCCATTTATCAAATGCCTGAACAGATATACCGATGGAGGAGGCCATATCACTTTTATTCAATAAAAAGGCCATCTCCTCTCCATAAGCCATCGATAAAAAGCGATACAACAACCATGTGTTTTTACAAAACCATTTGATATCATTGACATTTTTCGCATTGACGACATCAAAACACATCGTAAGGTTGTTGTATTTATTTTATTTTCACCTTACTTATCAATTAGATATACCAAACAATTAAACAACAACTCCCCCTCAAAAAATCTCATAAATAGCGAAAACCCGCGAGGTCGCCGCCCCGTAACCTGTCGGATCGCCGGAAAGGACCCGCAAAATGATAATAATTATCATCTACATGTCACAACGTGCATCTACGCCATCAAACCACGTCAAATAATCAATTATGACGCAGGTATCGTATTAATTGATCTGCATCAAATTAACGTAAAAGCAACTTCAGATAATACAAATCAGCAACACTGAATATGGGGGCAACATTATGTCATCAAAGAACAGAACCCGCAGAACAACAACCCGCAACATCCGCTTTCCTAACCAAATGATTGAACAAATTAACATCGCTCTTGATCAGAAAGGTTCAGGTAATTTTTCAGCGTGGGTTATTGAAGCCTGCAGAAGAAGGCTGTCAACAGAGAGTTCGGGTATGAATTACATAATTAAGTAACATGGTGTTCACAGAACACGCAGTTACCGGACACATCAGCTTTCCATTCGCCCCCCCCCGGCAGTACAGGCTTCCCCTCTGACGGGGTAGCCTGAAAAAATAACACAGAAAATTATTTGTTATAATTAATATAACTTACTCAAAAAAAAAGCGACGAGAAAATCAGCATCAACGAACAATAAGCGCCAATACGTGATAACAAATGGCAGCCATATTTATCTGCAGTATAAGCAATGGACAGGATAACCACACCAGAAACCGTCAGCATAAAATCCATTTGAACTTCCCCGGACAAAATCGACCCATCTAAAGATTTACAGCTCTTTTTATTATCAATATGTTAAAAGTAAAATAAACAGATGTTCAATAACACGAATACAAAAACGTGCTGAAATTCAATGAATCCATTTCTGTGTTATCAATTAATAGTGATAAACATCCGGCTTCTTCCACCATCGCACTGGACAGGCGACTATGAGGGGACAACGCCGCGCTCCGTTAACGCGGTAAACCCCGGTGTGTATCGTTTTTGATTATCCCCGCACACTCGCGCAGAGGAGTCTCCCTGTCGGGCTGCGGTCTCTGTTAATGCAGGAATACGGCGACAATACCGCGCATGGATAATAAGGTCGCTCAACACACTGGCTGTAATGCAGCGGATACCATGCGGCATTTAGCGGCATTCATCGTACACTCAACGGTTAGCTCTTCATTCGTGGCATTCACCTGAAAGGTCCGGGAGTGTAATTGCGTACATTTACCACTGAACGAACCTTCAACAAGAACACGACCACGCTGCAAAATACGGAACGGAATTGTTCCCTGAAAAGGCTTTACGGTTACCAATAATTTCTTCATGCATTCTCCGAATAACAAAAATACTAGTTAATACACTGAGTGCGGATATATTCCTGAAGCATTCTCAATGCTGCCTGGTCGCTGATGATTCCGTCTCTGATACCGAGAACGTTTCGTCCAGCAACCGGAGAGAGTTCGACGGCGGCATCATTGCCCACGCCGGAGGTGCCGGTGGCTTCACGCACGGTACCGGGGCAGGTGGCGTTGATCCGCAGGCGCTTACGACCAGCGGCAACATCAGCACGCAGAGTTTCATTTTCAGCTCTCGCATCGGCTAATTCCCTCGAGTATTTTGCATCGAGCGCAGCAACATCGCGCTGGCGCACCTGCATATCAGTAATGGTTGCGTTTGCCAGATCCAGCTCACTGGCTTTTTTATCGCGCTGCGCTTTGTAGGTGATGGCGTTATCGCGGTAATGATTCAGCCCCAGACTAAGCGCACCACAGACCAC